ATCACTCCAAAATAAAAAGGTGGCAGTTTTATTCTGTTTCCAAGTCAAAACTGCCAAAAACTCAGACTAGGCCGCTAGGGCGTAATCATATGCCTCGTTGTCGTTGGCATTTAACGATGCTTCTATCACGGCTTCAGCGTTACCGATTCTCCACTGTCTCTTCAGCACCAGTCGATCCTAAGTTTCGCCCCCATCATAGACACACCGCTCACCGTCTTTATGATCACTATTACACGATGGGTTGCACTTTGTTCAAATGTGCCATGCAACTAGCACCTCACGGTGTGTCTATGGTGGAGGCGGCGGGTGCTGCCCCCGCGTCCTGATTACCTATCTTGACAGCTTCAACGAATTTCAGTTATCCTTGTTTGTGCCTTCTTCTTTCATGTACTTCTTGCCAGCCTTCTCGGCCATCTTCTTGTTGGTAAAGAAGTGACACTGCCTAGTCTTACCGTTCCTATGTAGAGTTAGCAGGTACCCTTCCTTGGTCGTGTGCTTGGTGTCAATCAGGTAGTCTAGCGTGAATGGCTCTACACTGTAGGTCCTGATATCAGGTTCCTTCAGCCACTCGGGTGTCTTGCTCAGAAGCATCTTGGTACTCTCTGTTGACTTACTTAGTATTTATGAAAGTTTCACGTCCCAGTATTCGGCGAGGGCCTCCTCATACGTATCCCAGAGCTTCTCAAACTTAACCTGATACAGTTCAGACATGCCGATCAAGAAGTTCATCGTACGATCGTCGTCTAGGTGCTTGGAAGACAGGTAGACTTTCATGTCTTCTACAACGTTCCAGCAGTTCATGATCTGCTCTTCCAGGTCTTGAATCTTGCTCATTACTTCCTCACAAAGATGATGTCGCCGAAAGACCGGTCGACTGGTTCATAGCCGAACGACTGCAGGTAGGGAATACAGGCTTCAGCATACTCAGCGAAGATCACTGGATGATACTGCTCCAGAGTCTGGACCGCACCCTTCAAGATGTTTAGCTCGTAGCCCTCAGTATCGATCATGATCAGGTCGCACTGGTCAAGTGCTAGGTCGTCGATACGAAGCGTCGGGACCAGAGTCTCGCCGCTGGTGACCACGGTTCGAACACCGTAGTTCGTTTCCCAGTCGACAAATGGTTCTTTCGATACCCTGACTAGCTCGTGCCTGTATCCAAGAGCCGCGTTGATCTTCACGATGTTGTCGCGCTGACAGTTTGCCACGAGACAGTGAAAGTTGATCGGATCAGGCTCGAACGTATACACTCTGTAGAACATGTCGGAGAGCAGGCGAGGATACATTCCCATGTTGCCGCCGGCCTGCACTACTGTACCACGTCGATCGAGCGGTACGTAGTGCAGGATCTTCTCCTTGTGACCGTGTTCCCAGTCGTTCTTGGGCCCGATCCATGCATGAATGTCGGAGCGAGCCCACACCCAAGGTCCGACTCCGTCTACAGAGTCTTCACGCAGGTGAACCAGGTTCTGGCCGGCGTAGCGCATCTCACTGAGCTCCAGTGCCCTTGGCGATGCGCTCGGACTCCTTCTTCATCCAGGTCTTGAGAAGATCAAGAGCCGGGTTCTTCAGGTCCTGCACTTCCTTGCTGTTGACCACCTTCTCGCCGTACTCAGAAGCGGCGATGTACATGATAGTCTTCTCGCTAGGAATGAGGCAGGCGATCAGACAGAAGATCAGGCCGGTAACAGGAATAGCGATCAGCTTCTTAAGAGGAAACTTATTAGTTTCAACAGCGTATAGTCCACAAAGCATACCACCGGCAATGATCAGCAGCATACCCAAGACAGCAAAGAATCCCGACAGACTGCCAACGACGCTGGCAATATACAGCAACCAAGAGAGCGAGTTCATTACTTCTTTCCTTTCAGGGGTGAATTAGAGAGCTTACCGTCCACGGCGTACTCTAGGAACTTGAGCATCACTCCGCCCAGCTCCTTGGCCTGCGCCTCGGTAAAAGCAAACGTAGCGTCTGCCTTGTTACGAGTAATGAAGCCGCCGTTTGGTCCGGTGTAATAATACTCGGTCTTGTTAGAAGAAACTACTCGAGCAGCATACATCACATCTTCTCCATCATACGATCAAACTTCTTGGTGGCTTCGCGCAGGTTGATCTCGGCTTCGACCACCGCGTCCCTGATGATCTCTGCAGGATGACGCAGGGTCCAGACGTCTGGTCCCCAGCAGTACCACCCGTTCTTCATCTGCTCTTCGAGCTCGTCTGGCGTGAACCAGATCTCGCCGTGCAGGTCGCGCCGATAGAAGACGAGTCGAAGCTCGCGAGCCTTTACCAAGAGAGGCACGGTCTCGAGATAGTTGACGGTCTTCAGGTCTTCTTTAAGTGTCATGATGCATTCTTCTTTCCTGCATTACGAATGACGTCGAGATCGTCGCCCACGTACTGCACCGCACCCTTGTTGAACAGCGGAGCGATACGCTTGGACTTGGCGATGATGGCCTCGACGGTCTCGGGCTTCTCCTCGCCCTTGCGAATCTTCTCCCAGATGGAGTTGACTCCGGCGGTGTAGGTAGTGCACTCGTTGGGCTTGGGCATGGGCTTGGCGTCCCAGGTGGATAGAGGCTTGGGCTTCCCCAGCCGAGCACGAACCTGTGACGGAAGCAGTCCTCGCTTCTCGAGCCACTGGTCGTGCTCGGCCCTAGCCTTGGTCAATCGCTTATTCATGAACCTATTATATACCGGTCAGCAAACCTTGTACACTACTTCTTTTTCTTCTCGTGAATCTTACGGAACTCGGGGACTGCCTGCTGAAAGACTTCGTCGATCTCGTCGAGTTCCATGTCGCACTTCTGATACAGGCGAATGGCTGACGCCAGCAGGTGACCGGCCATCGTCATCTTGTCGGCGGTGGTCTCGGCGTCTACGGCCAAGAGACCGATGATGCCGCTCAACTCCTTGCAGTTCTCTATGACCTGCTTGCTTGCCTTAGCCATTAGTCCCTCTGACGCCAGAATCGAACGGGAAAGTAGTCACCACAAGCGTCGATCTCTCGCTGCGGGTAACCCTCGGACAAGAGCCAGTTCCTGAGCTCTTCCATGTCGCCGACATTGTTCTTGAAGTAAGTCTTGGGAAAGCCGTAGCGCCAGCCCGAGGGCGGATCGACTACGAGTCGTTCATCCACGAAGTTCTTCATCATATCGTCCACGAATAGTTCCACTTCTTCCTTGGTCATATCATACTCTAAAGTTGGTGGGAAGGGTGGGATTCGAACCCACTGCGTTTCTGCGTATCGGTTTTACAGACCGACGTCACTCCACCGTCGTGAACCGCCTTCCCAGAGTTATACTTAGTTTGCGGAATAAGTATAACAAATTGGTAGACCGGGAGAGGATCGAACTCTCGTATGTCAGATTAAAAGTCTGATGCCTTACCACTTGGCGACCGGTCCGTAATTTCATCATATTGTCATTCTACCATGAGACACGGAGTATGTACACCATTATTTTATTTCAATTCGCCCTTCTGCAGTGAAATAATCATACCCTGCACGTGTCTTATATAGGCGACACCACGCTCGGAGTACCGCTGCATGTGATTCATTAGCTGCAAGGGATCCTTGGTCTGCTCGCGAGTCATACGAAAGCCTGCATACGCCGGGTGTGTATTCAGGTTCATGAAGTAGGCCGTGACAGACTCTCTGTGAGAAGAGAAAGGCTGCGGCCTGTCAGGACCGGGTGTCCACGGTACGGTCACCGAGTGAGTGCCTCGAGACTGGATCTGACCGAACAGACCCTTGCCGACTCGCGCCGCGTATGACATGCCCCAGCCAGACTCTAGGATAGACTGAGCCAGAGCCATCTCTACGGGGATGACGTCCATGCGGCGCAAGAGTTCATGTTCGTCCTTCGCGCCGTAATGTACCTTCATGTCTTCGAGCCACATTGCATCTTCGAGTAATGTCAGCATCAAGACACGCTTAAACATGATGATGTCGAGCAGGCGAGCTCGATGAGACTCTATGATTGTATTCTCCTCTCTGACCATGCGACCCACACACTCGAGAAAAGTCTCTCGATTAGGTACGCAGTCGGTTCTTTCGATCTCACGGCGAATGACACGGGGAATCACACGACTCCGCGCTGTCTCTTCGTCTTGCTGCATCGTCGCAGCCATGGCGAGTGAGTTGCTGCGATAGACTTGGCCATCGCTTCCGATTGTACAGGTTATCAAGAATGAACTAAGCACGACTGCGTAAGCGTGCATCAAAAACCTGCGCGACCACGGAGACGCGAGTCTCCGCGCTATGTTAGAAATCACTGTATTTCGTGAGTTCTTACCGAATTACGCTCGGCGTGTACTTGTGGATCATGTAACTTCTCCCTTGAGTACAGTTGTCAGGTATCTTATTTATACCATCTCGTCGTCGTCTGCAGCCTCGATACGGTCTGTCAGCGCTGCAGGTTGCTCCATCGTGATGATGTACTTACTGACAGAAGCGTCCATCTGGTGAAACGCATTCATCAACTCTCTGGCCTTGTATAGCTTGTCGAAGATCGCTTTCAGGCCCTCTAGGCACACCTCGTCCAGGTACCCGTCTCGCAGGTCAGCTAGGATGGCGTCGAGGTTGGTATCTACGCTAGAGTCGATGGCGTACTTCTCGCCCTGCATCTCGTGGTTACGAAACGGCGGAAAGAGCAGGTCACGCAGGTCGTTGATTAACAGGTCGCCTCTGGTAGGCTCACTCTTCTTCATCTTAAACATAATATAGTCCTCTAGGTTTTCTTCTTCCCGATGTTGTACTTGGACACCAATGTCCAATCGGGCTTATCCTTATGCGTGATGACCTTGATGCGGTTCATTGCTGCACGTGGATCCTTGATCTTCTCTGAGTCTAATACCTCGATCAGACTCCACTCCTCGAGAAGGGCGACGATGGTGTTCCTACGACCTAGGTCCTCGTCGTCAAAGTTGGTAGGCTTGCCGTCTAGTGAGAACAACTCCTTGAAGTGTATGATCGCGTACCTACCCTGCTTGTGCAGGATGTGGCACGACTGGTACAGCTTCTTATCTTTCTTTGAAGATACACCGATACGAGTCAGGGTCTCTTTTACTTTTAGAAAGTCTTCCTTGTTCTTTAAGTTGATCTCGACGCCGTGGCCCGAGAATATGTCTTCGATTTCCATGACATGTCAGCCTTATTATTGTTTTTAGGTTAACCGCCAGGGACCACACCCGGACGCTACTCCGGATTATTTACTTCCAGTCTGGTCTTAAACATGAGCGTCTTTCGGATCCCGTTGAACTTGCGGCTGACGCCACGAGCACAGTGGTTGAGATTAGAAGGAAATACTACCACGCGATTGGCTTTTGGAAAGATGGATGCGCGGATGTTCTTGTCGTCGTCGATGAACACAGTCTCGCCGCCCCAGTCGGGATCCCACTCGTCGCGGAGCAGGTACACGATGCAAGTGGTGTATCCTTCTTCGTGCCAGTCGCGATGAAAGTATCCCTCGGTCCCGTAGGTATGACCGTTCATATACGAAGTGACCAGCGACTTGTGCTTGATCACTCTCCGCAATTCTTCCCACGCCGGCTTGAGGTCGACGGGGAGCTTATCGGTAGCGTCTTGAATATTGAAACGATCTGTGCTACTGAGTACAGTAAGCCAGTGTCCGTGCGGGTCGGTCTCTGGATTAGACCTAGCACACGGATGCATGGGCAGTCTGTCTGTGAAGGACAGGAGACGCAGGTAGGTCTCTTCGGAAAAGAAGTCGTCGATCAGCTCAATCGATGCCATTGGTCATGATCTCCTTGATTTTGGCCACCTGCTTTTTATCAAGTACCTGCATGATCTCCTGAGCCCGACGATAGCTGCAGTTGTAGTACTTGATCACGGCGTCCAGAGTCTCGCTCTTCTCCTTCTTGAACCACTTGGAGAAACGCTTCTTCTTGCGAAGAGCATTCAGGTGATAGTCATACTGGAGCAGACCGGCTAGGTGATGATTCACGTTCATCTCCTGAGCGTGGAGAATGGTGTCGGGGTAGTAGGACAGAGCCCGATTGACCATGAACGCGTTGTAGTCCTTCTCGTTCTCTGACGAGATGACTCGCTGCTTGGTATATGATACAGACGCTACTACGTCGAACGGGTTCATACGAACTCACACTGCATCATGATCTCCGTGAAGCAGGCCATCATGTTGATCTCGGGATCTGCGGCGAACGCGCCCTGATACTCGTACTTGGCGATGGTCAGTACCAGGAGGGGTACGCTATTCGGCTTCATGATGACGGCCGACTGGTCATACAGCTTACGGAAGATAGCGTTCTGGTCCTGGTCGGAGTTCTCGGCCACCCACTTACGAATGTTGGTGAACTCCTTTTCCTTCAGCATCGGGATCAGGTCCTTGATCGAGGCTTCCTTCAGGTCAGTGAGGATGCCGGCGTCGATCTTACCCGAAGTGGCGTATCGCTGCAGCTCGTTGAGAGCACGCCGCCAGTCAGGGAAGTACTTCTGAATGACCGCAGCCACGGCCATCTTGTCGTACTCTACCTTCTCGAGGTCGAGGATCTCGAGAGTACGTCGCATGAAAGCGGCCGCCATCTTAGGCTTGTCATCCTTGCCGATGACGAAGTCGATGGGCGGACACCTCGAGTGAAGAGGAGCGATGATACGATTCTTGAAGTTGCAGGTGAGGATGAACCCGCAGTTACGCGAGTACTCTTCCATGAAGTTACGAAGAGCCGGCTGAGTCGAGTTGGGATTCAGGTAGTCGGCCTCGTCGAGGATCACGTACTTACGTCCGCCCATCAGCGACACGGCCGAAGCGAAGTTCATGATCTCGTTACGCAGCGTATCGATGTTGCCGTTCATCGAGCCGTTGATGACGATGTAGTCACACTCGAGCTCTTCGAGCATGGCTCGGGCGACCGTGGTCTTACCGACACCCGGACCGCCCGACAGCATGATGTTAGGTACGTTCTTCTGGTCTACGAACTGCTGGAATGTAGACTTGAGACTGACCGGAAGTACCGTGTCCGCAACCTTGTGCGGTCGATACTTTTCGACCCAAACAAAATCTTCCATGATATAAACTCTTTCAATTATAGGTCAAGGCCCAGCGCCTCGATCACTCCGCGACGAACGTGTGTTCGGCCGTCGTGTTCACCGTGATTATACACCGTTTCTAATAGGATGTATACTATTTTACATTCCTGCAAAGTGCCAGCATAACACATCTCATACCAGTCCTTCTCACGGAACTTCCCACGGAGGACGTAGATGCCGTCCTCCCTGAGTTGATAGGTATCTCTGAAGCCCATACTATCCCTCGAACTTGGAGAGCTTGTCCTCTACGGCGATGAAGTACGTGACGTCCTGCGCCTTGAAGCGAGAGATGCCTCGAGCGCAGATGGCCACGTCGTAGTCGGCCGGCATGATCTTGATGTTCTCAGCCTTGAACACCAGGCTGAAGTCCTTGTTGGTCTCGCCGACCTCTGTAGCGAAGTCGTCTGTCGTGGGGTTGCCCACGTCTGCGGCGCCGATGGTGATCTTACCGTTCGAGCCGGTGACCACCACGTGAGGAAGACGAAGGACCGACACTACCTTGTTCACGTCGGTCATCACGTCGTTGTTCAGCTTGAAGACTGCGTCTTCGCTCGGGAGGCTGATGGTCTTGTCGGGAGCAGAGACCACCGTCTTGGGATCTGAAAAGACGTACTTCATCTTCTTGGATCCCTCGGAGATGACCGCCTGCTTGTCGTCGATGGTCAGCTCGGGGTCCTTGAACAGCGAGAGAGCCGCCAGGAACCTCGAGATGTCGTAGATGGCGAACTCAGACTCGAACTCCTCTTCCACGTCTGCTCGAGCCATGATGGTCTTACCGGCCGAGATGGTCGATAGGACCTTGCCCGGCTTCACGTGGATAGAGGGATTGATGGCCGAAAAGTTCTTGAGTACCTGAGTGGTACGGGCGCTTAGCTTCAACTTCTGCATGATATAGTCTCCCTTTACTTCTTCTTCAACATACCCATGTCGGCGGTCGCCGGGGCACCAATAGAGGCCAGGTCGGCGAGCGAGCCGCCGAAGATGTAGGTACCGACGTGATGCATCTGCATCCACGGACAGAACCAAGTACGCATACCAGCCTGCTGGATCTTCTGGCAGAACCAGTAGTCTTCAGACAGGTAGCGCTTCGAGGCCGGGTCGATCTCGGCCTGGAAGAACTGCATGATCTCACGAGTGCCGTCGAAGTGCTCGGTACGAACGTGATCCGGCTTGTATGAATACTCGGGGAAAGTCTCGACAAACTTCTTCAGAGTATTCTTACGCAGCATCATGAAACCGGTACCGATCTCGAGGACTTCTACCGGTGCGTTCAGCGGGATCTGCTGCTGGCCGCCCTTCGGGTTGAACACGTAGTCGCCCACGAACTTCTCGAGGACATTGGGGTTCTCGTCGGCCACGCCCTTGTCTACGGCGTGCTTGATCTTCTCCCAGCTAATGCACTTTTTGGGATACGGACCGCCGATGACGTCGTACGGTGAGTCGTCGTCCGAGAGAGCTAGCAGCGCCAGCACGTCCTGAGGATTGAAGCCGATGTCGGCGTCTACGAACATCATGTGAGTGCACTCAGAACGCATGAACTCGTCGCAGCAGTAGTTACGAGCACGAGTGATCAGCGACTCGTTGAAGAGGAAGTACATCTGCAGGTGAATGCCGTAGTGCGTACACAGGGCCGAAAGGTCGGCTACAGACTTGGCAAACATGCCCGCGCACTGGCCGCCGTACATGGGTGTGGCGAAGAACAGCTTACGCTCGCGTAGCTTCTCTGCTGGGATCTCAATGTTCATTCTTTATTTTCCCTTGTAATGATCGTTGTGGAGGGCAAACATGACGTAGTGAAGAGCCTTCATCAGGTCGTCCTTGTTGTTGCCGTTCTTCTTGCCGTAGCGCCACAGGTACTTCATCGCCGTGTTTCGAAACGTAGGCGTGGCGTCACCCATGGCGATCCATGCGTCTAGGCACTGAATGTCTTGTTCGTCTGACTTGTAGTGCTGACCGTAGGTCTTATCGATGTAAGCCTTCAGGTCGGCGAGGATCTTGTCCTCAGAATACTTGTAGGGTATCTTGCTCATCACCGTCTCATGTTGTATGGTGTATTTATGCCGCAACAAAGTCGAGGACTGTGTTTTTTGGTCCGTCTATTATATCATGGTTTTTTGAAATATTGTACTGAAAAACCTGCGAGGCGGATATTTTTTTTCTCTCTCCCGACAGGTAGGCCATGACCTCTCGGGACATGTCCTTGGCCGTCTCCATCGGCACGTTCTGGCAGATGTGGTTGTGGCTCTTCTTCGGATCCAGGAGCTCGTAGTCAGAGGGAAGACCCATGATAGTCATGGCCTCGCGATACGTGATGAACCGGTCCTCGCGAGGATGAGCTATGCAGATGGGTAGGTGACCCACGAACGCCTCGATTCGCTTAGACGGCAGCACTACTCCGCGGCGCATGATGTTCATGCCCGAAGTCAGCTTCTGGTGCTTGTACGCACACTTCTCTACTTCTCTCTCGTAGCCGTTGGCCTTCATCCATTTACCGACGGTCTCGTAGGTGATGCCGTGTTCCTCGATGTAGGTGTACACGTCCATCGATTTCTGGTCGTCGTTGATGAACTGACTCATCATCTCCGCATGAGTGATGCCTCCCTTCATCTCGTCTAGGACGTACCGATAGTACGGGTCATCAGACGGCTTCTTGGCGTTAATCGGCTCGTTCATCGTATTCGACTTGACGTCGAGGATGGTGTCCTGAATCGTCTTGAACGGCCGGTCGTAGTAGTCTAGGAGTGGTACCTCGTTGTCTTTCCAGAAGAAGTAGAAAGAACGCTCTCGTACCTGAGGAGTGGCGTGTAGCAGAGAGCGAGTGCGATACACGGTCATGGTGTACCCGTTGTCCCGGCCGGTCTTGTACATCTTCTGACGAACCGGGGCGCCGATCTTGCCGGCGAAGCCTGGAGCGTTCTCTCCCCAGAACACTCGCGGCTTCATGTGTCCGAGTACGAACTCAGACGTCTTAAGCATCCACTGGTTCTTCTCGTTGTCGGAAGAAAACTTAGTGGACAGCGTAGACAGGCCGGCGCAGGGACACACCGTGTTGACCACGTCCACTCTACTTTCGGGGATCTCTCCTCGATCGATGAAGTAGTACGGCATGTCGATATCGTGCTTCTGCTTGTAGTAGTGAAGCAGGTGCTTCTCGTTGTCTTGAAAGCCCTCGTAGGTCATGATGAACTCGGGCGGTACTCCCGAGATCTCGTGCTGAGCTAGAGTGATGCCCCCGATCAGGGGGATGATAGAAGCGTGTTTCACATGAACCTCGATAAGTCTTGAGCTGGCTTTATTCCGTTCCACTCTAGGCCCTGCCAGTGTGGGTAGTATTCTCGCGATAGGTGAACCGACTGCGGCTTCTCCATGTACTTGAAGTCCAGCTCGCCGGCTGCGTTTAGAAAGCCGTCGGTCCAACGATAGAGCATGCCCGACTTAGCCAGCTCGTCTACGAACGCCGCTCTGACTCGTACGCGATCTTTCCAAGAGCCAAAGAACGGAGCGTCCTTGTACCATCCCGACTTGGGAATGGGACGAGACTCGTTCTCGATCGGCAACGGCTCGTAGAGAGTGACTCGAGCTCCCTGCTTATCCGCGATCTCTCGTGCTTGCTTGATGTATTCTCTGGCGACTACGCGAGCTGCAGCCTCGGGGTATTCCTGCCGACACAGGTGATGACGAATGTCGATGTTGCCGAAGTAGAACTCGATGTCGGTGTATTTACCGGCCGGAAGAAACGTGTGCAGTCCGAGCTTCAGCGCGCCGTACAGAGTACGGTACGGGATAGAGATGTTGGACCACCCCGGTCGATACATGCAGATGGCGTGACTGTCGCCGATAGAGATCTTATCGTAGTTGATGAGCGTATTCGGATTGATGGTGGTGGCTTCG